CTTATCTGGGAAGGGTATTCATCGGCTGGATTCCTAACCAAACTTGATACCCCTTGCCTTTCAGTTTTAGAGGAGATAACCAAGAAGGTAAGTAAGATTAGAACCTATGAGGCTCACCGAACCTTAGTTAGTTTTGAAGTTACCCCAAGAACAGGTGCCTATATTATCGGTTCAGAGTTTAAGCCAGAGAGAGTAATCCTAGCCGAACACCAATGCAGCACCTTCACCCTGTTTGATACTGAGGTGCCTGACTATTGGAATCGAAATTTAACCAAGCAAGCAGACCTAGAAGGGATACCCTTCTGATGACCTGCCAGATATGTGGGCGAAGCACTAAAATCGAAGGTGCCTGCCGAGTTTGCTTTATGAAAGTTAAATCCTCATTGGTTGAGTTACCTGACCTACACTTTGAGGCGCAGATGTTTATTACCCCAAGTAGGAGCGGATCAGGAAAGGTAAGCGCTGAAAGAAGTATTGGTGTAAATGTAGCAGCCTTAGATTTCTCGATGGCTACCGACCTACTCCGCACCCTGCACTCTTGGGAAGTAATTATTAGAACCGATAGAAAACTGACTCCGCCTGCGCTGGTGCCAAAGCAGCCCACCATAGACCTAGAGGTTGAGGCAACAGTAAATTTCCACTGCACCAACTTAGAATGGAGTCTAACTCAGGAATGGGCGGTAGAATTTGCAAGTGAGGTTTATGGGCTTCACGCCAAAGGTAGATCAGCAGCCAAAAGATTTTCAGAGCAGGCAAGAAGGATTCCCTGTCCAACTGATGATTGCAAACGATTTGTTGTCATTGATGTAGAAAATCTTATGGATGATGTAACTTGCTTTGGATGTAAGCAGACTTGGTCGGTGCTTAGGTTAATAGCCCTAGCAATGAGTAACCCTGATAAAAAGTTTTATTTAGATGTTGAAGCAATAGCGGCTTGGATTGGAACTACTGAACGAACCGTTTACAACTTAATAAAAACCCACAAAGTAGAAAGGCGAGGTAGTTTGTATGATCTCTCTGCAATCGTCAAAGCCCGAAACTCAACACTTTAATTTGCATAAGTTTTCACTCTTTTGTGTTACACTTGCGTTAGCAGATTTTACTATCTCTGCTCAAGCCCTAGCCAAATTGTCTAGGGTTTCTTTATTGGTTGGAAAAGTTATGAATGGAGAAACTGAGGATTTAAACGAAATAGATGAAGCCCTGATTCATGCTTCTCGCACTCGTAACGATCCAGCCTTTACGCATCGCCAACGCGAAATAATAAATAAATTTATAGATGATCTTTTAGATTCGCGTTCGGAATTAACAAAATGTTAAATATTAAAATACAAATACTTGATGTGGTTACTGAAATTCAGACAGATCAGAATTTAACATTTGATGCAATAGATTCATTAATTAATAGAGCAGTGAACTCAACGCTGCAATCATATCTATCATTACCATTAGAGGATCGCCTTGCACCTTACACGATTAATAATTCAATAGATGACGATGATGAGGAAGCCGAATGAAACGCAGGAGTGTAAGCATTGCAAGGTAGAGTTACCGCTATATCAATTTCATAATGATCGCAGAACTCCTAATGGTTCTTATGCTGTTTGTAAAGATTGCCGCAGTAAGTATCGTCGCCTTATTAATATACCGCAGAAAGAATATGATCAGATATTACAATCGCAAAACAACCAATGCGCTATCTGTGGCACGGATGCTGAGGAATTTAAAACAGCGTTAAGTGTTGATCACGATTGGAAAACAAATAAAATTCGTGGATTACTTTGTACTAATTGTAATATGGGATTAGGACACTTCAAAGATTCACCAGCCAACTTAAATCAAGCATTAAGATACCTGGCTAGTTATGGCGACTAAGTTACCTCAACCTTGCGTCGATTGCCAAGCGATAACTAGATCAACAAGATGTGTTAGATGCCAACGATTAAAAGAGAAACAAAGACCGACACCAACTCAGCGTGGTTATGATTATGTGTGGCAAAAGTTATCCAAAGAATTTAGAACTGCTTATCCGTATTGTTTTAAATGCGGTTCAACAAAAGATTTAACAACTGATCACATAATTCCAAAAGCAAAAGGCGGCCTATCGGTCTGGTCAAACTTGCAAACACTCTGCCGATCACATAACTCAACAAAAGGCAAGCGCTGACCCCCACCTAGGCATTACGGGGTATGGCTAATAAGTTCAGGCGTACGCGTGGTATATACCCCGGCGCCCCAGCAACGCGTATATCCGCATTTCAGAAGTTTTCAGAATGGTAAAAAACAGGGGGAAAAATGATTATTGATAGTTTAAAAAATCTTGCAGTCGCAATAGATTCTTTAAAAGGTTTGCCTGGCAATCCTCGCATTGGTGATGTTGATGCGGTAGCCGCATCGCTTGAAAAATTTGGTCAACGCAAGCCGATTGTTGTGCGCAAAGATGATGGCACGATCATCGCTGGCAATCACACTTGGCAGGCTGCAAAGAAACTCGGCTGGAAAGAAATCGCTGTTGCTTTTGTTGGCGATGACGATACAACTGCTCAGGCTTACGCTTTAGCAGATAATCGAACTGCTGAACTTGGAAGTTATGACGAGCAAGCCCTGAAAGATTTAATAGATAAAGTTGCAGCCGTTGATCCTGATCTTGTTCGTATATCTGGCTGGAGCGATTCTGCTGTTCAAGAATTACTTACAAAGATTGAATCTGGTTTGCCTAAAGAATTGATTGAAGATGAAATTGTTGATCCACCACTAAATGCTAAAACTAAACTTGGTGATATTTGGCAGTTAGGTAAACATCGTTTAATTTGTGGTGATGCAACTGATGTAACTGTATTTAAAAAATTATTAAATGATGAAAAGGCAGACTTAGTTTGGACTGATCCACCTTATGGTGTTTCTTATGTTGGCAAAACTGTTGATGCTCTCACAATAGAAAATGATAATTTAAATCCTACACAATTTACAGAATTTTTACGATCCGCTTTTAAATCTATATTCGAATTCACAAGACCAGGTGCTTGCTGGTATGTAACAGCACCATCGGGTAATTTGTTTCAGTGTTTTTCAATACCTTTAACTGAACTAGATGTATGGAAACACACTCTTGTATGGGTAAAAGATACTTTAGTGATGGGTCGAGCAGATTATCATTATCGACATGAATCTATATTTTATGGTTGGACACCTGGCGCCGCGCATCGCACTCCGCCTGATCGTAAGCAGGATACAGTTTGGGAGATACCACGCCCAAAAGTGAACAAAGAACATCCAACCATGAAGCCTATTTTACTTATTGCAAGGTGTATTCAGAACTCCACTCTTGCAGGTGAAATAGTTTTAGATGCGTTTGGTGGATCAGGTTCAAGTTTATTAGCGGCTGAACAAACAAATAGAATAAGTAGAATTATAGAATTAGACCCTAAATATTGCGATGTTATTATTCAGCGCTGGGAAAATTTTACGGGTGAGAAAGCAGTATTAGTAAATGCCAAATCCGCCTAAACCAAATGAATTAAAAAGAAGGTTAGGTAATCCAGGTAAAAGATCATTACCTGATTTAAAAAGTATTGTGACCCTACCAATGGCAAACGAAACTCCAATCCCACCAAGACCGCTAGGTGTTGAAGGTTTAAAATTGTGGAATAGAATATGGGATTCTGGTAAAACTTGGATTTCACCTGATACCGATATTGAGTTAGTAACAATCCTTTGTGAATCAATGGATGAAAGAACTCAATTGCGCCTTGCAGTTTTGCGTGGCACAGATTGGCGTGATCGAGTTGCGCTTAGAAGTTTAGAGGGGCAACTTGTTTCTATTCTATCAACGCTCGGATTAAATCCAACTCAGCGAGGTAGATTGGGCGTGGCAGAGGTGAAGGCAAGGGGAGCCTTAGAGGATTTGTTATCTAAGCGCAATAAGTGATAACTCAATCGTGGCCACCGCGATGGCTAACGCCAGTTGCAGAGGCAGAAATTGCCGCAGGCGATGGCGAAATCTATACGCAATTCGCAGAGGCTGTTTGTAGAGTTACTAAAGATTCAATCGCAGCACCTGCTGGAGATTTATTAGTTTTGCGAGATTGGCAAAGGCAACTTTTAAATCACGCTTTGGCAAGAAAACAAAACGGCAAATTTAAACACCGCACTGCGCTAATTGGAATGGGTCGCAAGAACGGCAAATCCGCACTCGCTGCCAGCGTTGGTTTAGCAGGTTTGACTCTTGGCGGTAATGGTTCAGAAATCTACTCTTGCGCAGCCGATAGAGATCAAGCCCGAATTGTATTTGGAACTGCAAAGCGGATGGTTGAGTTAGACCCTGAACTATCTAAAATGTTTACTCTTTACAAAGATGTAATTGAATTTAAAGACAAGGGTTCAGTTTATAGAGTTCTATCTGCTGAAGCCTACACAAAAGAAGGTTTAAACCCTTCACCAATAATTATCTTTGATGAGGTTCACGCCCAGCCAAATAGAGAACTATGGGATGTAATGAGCCTTGCAGGTGGTGCCAGGCAAGATTCGCTTCTCTTTGGCATCACTACTGCTGGCGTTAAAACTGCAACTAATGGACAAGATTCACTTTGCTATTCGCTTTATCAATATGGGCAAAGAATTGCTAAGGGTGAAAATACTGATCCAAGTTTTTTCTTTGCTTGGTGGGAGCCAGAGAAACCAGAGGGTGATTATCGTGATCCGCAACTTTGGCAAGAGTCTAATCCTGGCATTGGCGATATTGTCGATCTTGAGGATTTTGAGTCGGCGGTATTACGAACACCTGAAGCAGAGTTTAGAACCAAAAGAATAAATTGTTTTGTTAGCACTCAAACTGCCTGGTTACCGACTGGCGCTTGGGAAGCAATCATAGATACAGAGCGCGAGGATATTCTTGGCGAGGATGTAGTTTTAGCATTTGATGGAGCCTTCTCAAATGATTCAACTGCGTTAGTTGCTTGGTTTTTAGGTGGAGAAAAACCACATTTAAAAGTTGTTGGAATTTGGGAGAAACCAATAGATGCAGAGCAGGGTTGGTTTGTGCCAGTTGCTGAAGTTGAAAAAACTATAATTGATGTCTATCGAGATTCCAGATTCCAAGTTAGAGAAGTTGTATTCGACCCAGCAAGATGGCAGCGAACCTTCATGGTGCTTGATGAAAACGGCTTACCAGTTGTTAGTTATCCAAACTCAGCAGAACGAATGGTACCTGCAACACAAAAGTTTTATGAAGCCGTCGTTAATGGATCATTTACTCACGATGGTGATGAACGCTTGGCCCGCCACATCTCAAACTGCGTTACCAAACAATCCTCAAGA